TTTTCTAAGGTATGAATCTGATCGAAAAACAGTTTGTACCTATTTAAAGCCCACTCGCGTGGAACATTCTTTTGTCCTAGCTTGATGTGCCAGTCTGCCGTAAATAAAATCATGATACGTTGAATTCATCTTCTAAAGTTTCGTCAATATCACCAGCACTATCTTCACGGATTTCGTCAAGGAGTGCTTTTTGTGCATCTGGAGTAGGACGAGGCATTACATCATCCATAGACTTCAGTTCTGCAACAGCGGCCATCTCGTTCTCACTGAGAGCACGTTGCTTGCACTTTAGTACTTGTAACTGATACTCTACATTGTATGGCAGAGGTCCAGTCTTTACACGCTTGAATTTTACATCCCAGCCTGTGCTTGGGTCTGTAGGATCGCCCAAGTCTTCTGCAGCAGTTAAGATAGCTTCAAAAAGCTTCTTCTTGAGGTTGACAATTTTTACTTCGCCGTTATCAAGACACTGCATAGCGTAGCTCCAGCCACACTTAAGATCTGGATAATATTCACGAATCCAATCTTTTTCTTTGTTGTTAAAACGCTCTTCGTTGCGGTCAAAAGACAAACACTCAAAAGGAATGTTCTTACCGTTCTTACCTTCTAGCCAATATACATATCGTGCTAGTACATCTCCAACTAAACGAATTTCATTGTCTCCGTCACGATAAGAGTAAGAGGTAATTGATGATTTTTTGTTGCCGCCTGCTGTTTTGTTAAATGATAGTGCCATTAGTGTAATTTCTCCTTATTGACTTCTTCGTACAAAAAATGGATGTCACCACCTTCCGCATAGAGTAGTCTGTTTTCATTAAATAATTCTGGAGCCACTTCGCAAAGAATTGAGTCCAGTGTGGTTTTCCCAGTTGCTAAATAGTCCGCATAGGGACGCATTGAAGCTAGAGCAAGATACTGGGCTATCTCGCTATATTCGTATTTATAAGCATTAAACAATAGAACGTCTGGGTGTACCAAAAAGGATTCGCCAGAAAAGCTAATATTAGTATACTTATAAAGTCTGTCATATTTATTTCTCGGTATTGCTGCCGTAGTCATCATTTTGAAGATTAAAAAGACAGCAAAAGGGCTTCCTTCGGCTGTCTTAAATATCTTATTCCAATTATATAACAACATATTATACACTCATCTGAAGTATTTGTCAAGAAGTATTTTTTCTAGGTTCAAAGCTGCTTAATCTGATAACCTTGCTTCATATAATACCCCATTCTGTTTGACGCTTGTCTCTGAGCTGTTTTCCCTTTCAGATGAATGTCAATTACTACCGGGTCTCTCTTACCTTCTAGCTTTCGTATAACTCTACCAATAAGCTGAGTAAGTAAAGGATCATTATTTATTGGAGTAGCAAGTATTAAACAACTTAATGTGTTTACAGAGATACCTTCCGAAAAAATTGCTTGAGTTCCGTATAGTATCTCCTTGTCACCATATAGTATTTCATCCACGAGTTTTTCTCTGTCCTCATGAGCAACCTCACCCGTAACACAAACAGATTTCTCACCAGTCAGTTCGGCGCAGCTTTTCAAGAAGTGAACTCTATCTGACACCACCAACACTTTGTGGCCTCTGGCCGCATATGCCGACGCCATCATGGCAACTGAGTGCCTATACTCGTCATTATTTACAAGAGTGTTGACTCTTTTGGCCCAAGGTATGTTTGCGCCATCTGGAAATCTTACTTCCGACCTATAAATATGTATAGTAGGTGTCATAAAATTTTCTTTTGGGGGTTTAAATACATTTGGGCTAAAATAGTCACGAAATACCACATGTTTTCCATCTTTACGCTCAATTGTACCAGAAAGCCCAATTTTATATCGAGCATGGCTAGCATCAATAATTTTAGCAAAAGTGGGCGAAGACACATGATGCATCTCGTCAAGTATTATAGTTCCGAACTCTTTCCTGATTTTGTCAATGTTACGATACAATGTTTGAGTATTACCAATAACCACAGGGCTATCGGTATCAAACCTACCACTTCCAATAATTCCAGGTTCAATTCCATAGACTTTCTCTACTTCCTTTGCCCATTGATTACGCAAAGGGACTGTGTGGGTTACCACAAGTGTTTTTTGTCCTAGCTTACCAGCAATAGCAAGACCTGTAAAGGTTTTACCCCAGCTTACCCAAGCATTAATAATAGAATTATCTTCCAAACTGTTATAAACATCCTGCTGACTTTGTCGTAACTCAAACTTGAATTCAGGAAAATCAGCAGGAATGTTTAGTCTTTTATCCACAACCTCGTAACCGCTTGGTATTAAGTCAATACGTCCAATTGGTATAGATACCAGATTTTCGCGCACCCGCTGCAGATTCTTAATAATCTGTGGAGGATCATTAGGGTTTTGTGGCGGAACTTTGTATGTCAAAGCCTCTGAAAGAGTTTTTCTCAGCTCGGGCGTACACTCCATAAAAATACGATTACTTAATACAGCTTTCATTATAATCCTAGACGGTCCTTTGCTATGATGTATTCTTTTACGAAGTCACTTCTTACAATATCATTGATTTCAAAGTCAACAATATCAAAGCACTCCATAGCTTTTAATACACGGATGAAGTCTCGTAAACCATTCTTAGATAAATCGGCTTGACGAAAGTCCCCACAAAATATAACTCTACACCCTTGCCCCACACGGGTAATGATAGAGTCTAATTCGTGAAATGACATATTCTGACACTCATCTACAATAATTGTGGCATTTCTTAGTGTAACACCACGAATAAAAGATGTTGTCATAAAATGTACTAGACCTTTTGTTTTTAAAATTTGGTAGGCGTCCCCTCGTTGAAATAACTCAATACAAATATCTTTGTACGGCTCTTCATAAACAGATGCTTTCTCTTTTTCGTTTCCTGGCAAGAATCCTATATCTCTTGTAGGTACTGCACTACGAATAAGTACTAATTTATCGTAGGTGCCTTTAATCATATCATCAAAGGCGAGGTAACAAGAAATAAATGTTTTTCCTGTACCTGCTACTCCATGTAAAACCATGTTTTTATCGCTTTCAAAAGCTAATAATTGGTTTTTAGTGAGAGGTTCAATTTCTTGCAAATCTAAGTTTGCGCCTTGTAGTGTTTTAGATCGTTTACCCATATAATATCATACTTTCCTTCGAGTGTCCTTTAAGAGTTCTTCGGAATACTCGTATAAAATCCACGGAACTTTTCCGTAGTGTAGGACTCCTGCATACCGCATTTCAGTAGCAGGAGGACGAGGTATAACAAAACGATTCTTTACTCCATGAAGCGTAAGCACAGAAGCAGTATCTTTTTGCTGTACAGCCTGAATTCTATAGTATTTTAGTTTACAGAACTCAGTTTTTTCATAGATAAATGGAAATCCATTAGTATCTATAAAAGTATTTACTTTAGACTTCAATAACCCTCTAAAGTTTTCTATCTGGTGTTTTAAAGGGTACAGATTCTTATGAGGTGTTTGCACCCGTCTAATTCCTAGCGTATCTCCGGACATATTCTTATCATCTATAATCTGTCCTTCTAGAAACAAGAGTCCATCCTGCCTATCCCAGTTACCACTAGGCATAACATAGACAGGAAATCGAATCTTACTAATTGTATTATATTGTATCACCATACATTTTTGAGAATTTTCCGAGGGAGTAGTCTTCTGCAACATCGAAGTCGCATCCAACCGGGGCTCCCGGAATAGATAGTCCTCTATCCATTTGTATAAACTGTAACAGCTTTTCGTTATAGTGTTCAATTTCATCCTCTGGAACTTCTGCAAGAATAGAGTCGTGTACAAGCGCAAAGATTCTAGCCTTCATATTGTTCGCTTTTATGTATTCGCCCATGTCTATTGCGCCAAGTAGGTTAATATCAGAAGCAGCGGACTGAACCAAAAAATTAAGACCAGAACGAATGCTATGACTCCTGATGCCCGCATCGGTGGACGCAACGTTCGGAAGCCTCCTCTTCCTACCAAAGAAAGAATAAACGAAGCCATTTTGTTCAATAAATTTTTGATTATCATCAATCCATGCCTTTAGTTTGTGAAACGCACCAAAGTAATCATTAATAACTTCTGTAGCTTCATGTTTTGAAAAATATTTTCCACTATCTTTTGTTACTTGCTCACTAATCTTTGCAGGACCTGCACCATACATAATTCCAAAGGTAACAGCTTTTGCAGCCTGTCGTCGATCTGGGTATAGCTCTGCCACTTGTTCGGGTTCACACGGAAGTCTAAATACTTTATGAGCAATCGTACTATGAAAGTTGCCTCCAGACTTGAATACATCCATCAGAGCATTATCTTTTGCAAGTATCGCAGCAACATATACTTCTGCTGTTGTTAAATCCATAGCTACGATCTTATGCCCTTCGGATGCTTTAATACAGCCTTTTACAGTGGGGTTGTCTCTAGGCAACTGTTGCATATTAAGTTTACCACTAGAACTAAGCCTACCACTAGTTGTACCATGTAGATTGAACCCAGTACGGAGACGAGAATCTCGGTCGAGTTGAGGTATGATCTTGTCAAGATAAGTATTCTTGATTTTAGATTTTTGTCGTATATCCAAGATCCGCTTAGGTACATCGCTCTGAAGGCTAAGTTCGTTGAGCACTTCCGCATCAGTAGAGTCCGCACCCGTTCCTGTTTTCTTTCCTGTAGGTCTAAGGCCCAAGAAGTCAAATAACAAACTACGAAGTTGAACAGTAGAATTGGGATTAAAAGGCTTTCCATTAAGTTCCTCGAATCTTTGTATATTATCATTTTTATACAAAGCAGCAATAGCTTCATCTATATCAGTTTGCATTGCATCTTGTCCTACATATAAACGCTTTTTATCAAACGGAACACCATTATCTTGGGTGTCTATTAGAAAGCGAGTACCGGGAATAAGTATATTATCATATACCCATTTTAGTTTTTTGTTTTGTTTAATTTTAATAAACTTCTCATAAATAAGAAGAGTACACAAGGCATCCATACCTGCGTATGTTTTCATTACATCAAAAGGAATATCCCCCCAATTGAACTGGTCTTTGAGAATGCCGTGTTCTTTTCTATACTGGTCTATCCAATCGTACATAGGCTTTTCATAGTCTCCGTAAGGAGTAAACTTCATTGTTAGTTGCTTAAGCCCGTGCCCTCCAGGATTCTCGTCTATGAGGTAATGGAGCAACATAGTATCCTCAAATTGAGGAAATTTAAAGTGAAAGTGGTACTCAAAGAATGCCATGTCAAACTTTGCATTATGAAATACTACTGTTTTCTTATCGAAAAGTTGTTGTAAAAGTTGCTCAGTTCTACTACTAAAACAATCAGTATCAATGTAAGCGCCGCGCTTACCATCATAGCTAAGGCTAATGCCCAACATATAACCATCCCTAGGATAAAGGCCAGTTGTTTCAGAGTCGAGTGCAATGTAGTCACTATCATACTGTATAGCTGCTTCAATAAATTCATTGGCTTGTTCCGTATCTTGTATACCAAAAGCAACACTAGAATCAATAATTACATCTTCTACTTCTCCAGCAACATACGCATGAATGCTTTTGACACTTTCTTCCCAGGTCTTTTTTGCTTCTGGTTTGAATGCTAGCATGGCAGGATTGATTACAGGCAAAAATTTGCCCTCTACCTTTTTTCCAGAATATTCGGTTACAGAGCTGAGTTTGGTATAATATTTCATGGCATCCGAACCTACGAGTACAATCCACTCATAGTCGTCTGGATTCATGTCAATGTCGCAGTCTCGCTTTAAAACTTTTTTAAGACTGGCATCTGAGCAAAGTTGAAATTGATCGAAGTCAAAATCGAACTCTGATTTGAAATTAGTTCTACTTGGTTTAGTTTCTACTAATGCAACTTTAGGCATATAATTTACTCTTTAATTTAATTACTTGAGATTCAGTTAATGCACCCGCATCCATGTTTTTGTTTCCAAAAGCAATGTTACGAGTATCGAGACCCACTGTCTCGCACAACTCCCTTAATTTTACAGACCCAGACTGGCCTGCATCATCATTATCTAAGAAAACATCTACTCCGTCCACTCCTGATACAGAGAGCACCTGTAGTTTTTCTTCATTTACATTCTTTACACCAAAACAACATACAGCATTTGTAAGTCCTTTATCGTGTAGGTTAAGTACATCGAATATTCCCTCTACCATTATAACTCTACCTTGAATAGGAGTAACTGTAGGAAATAAAGGTAGCTTTGCACCTGGAGGCGTATTTAAATACTTAGGCTGTTGATCACCTGTTGCTCTGGATTGAAATGCTACTATTCTACCTGAGCGGTCTCGAACCGGAAAACATATTCTACCTACAAAGTCTTTTCCGGCATGAATAAAGGCTCCGAAGTCTTTATATGTAGCTCCTGCTATATTTCTCCAGCTTCCTACATAAGGTAGGTAACCTTCAGGCATTTGTAGGCCAATACTCTCAGATCTTACTTCGTCAATCTTCTTTTTAAGAAGCTGTCTCTTAATCTCCATTTTATTGGCTTTTTCACCATAATGAGTAAACAAATTACCTTTGTACTCACAAGAAAAACAATTGAAGATACCAGTTACTTGATCTATACGCATACTAGGATTTCTATCCGCGTGCTCAGGGTTAAGACAACTAACAACAAAGTCCCCGCCTTTAGGAATGTAAGGAATATCTTTTGATCTGAGTAGGTCTTCTACGTTCACTTAATCACCAGTTTTTTAGGATATTTAGCATAATAAGACAGGCACATATCACATTTATTAACACAATAAAACTTCTTGTTACAGCTACTGCATTATCATACTCCGCAGTTTGCTCATCTGAAAAACTACCTATAGAGTACTTCCATATACGCCATATCTTATTGATAATCTTCATCGGTTCCGAAACCTGCGGATGCCAAAGCATCTCCGTCCCAGTCGAACAAAGGCTCATCATAATCTTCTACATCTAATCCATGAATACGCAACTCTACTTCATGCTGTACGTATTGATAGTAATCTGTATGCTCATCATCAAATACATGAAAATACTTAGACAAACGTGCAAGAACAACATCCGCGTGTTCGTAGTCTTCTGAAGACATACTTGCTTCTAAGCTATCAAATAGCTCAGTAATTTTAGGTGCTAATCTTTTGTTTTTTAAAGTCATTTTGCCATTCTCGATATATCTACAGCCTGTTGGTTACTAGTCACAGGGACTGCGTTTGATTTGTGCATTGTTGCGATTCCTCGGATGAGTGTTCCGGTGTATCTTGGGGACTCTCTACGAGGGGTAGAACCAGTTGTGTCATCCCTCGAGGGGTAATAAACGTCGGACTCTCGTCTAACATCTGCATACGTCTTCGTGCTTGTTGTGAAATCTGTAAACGTCTTAGATGTGCTCTTTTTAACACTAGGTCTCCTTTTCTTCTTGCGTCCTGAAGGGGTGTGGTTTAGACTACCGTAAAACATTCCCATACATAAGTCTCCATTCGAATAAGCATATATTATACTTGATTTAACAGAAAAAGTCAAGAACTATTTTTAGAAAGTATGGGGGTACTATTCGTCACATACTTCTACATAGAAAGACCCACTATGCCACTCAATATGGCACACTTTTCTGTCGTCTATTACTGTAGCATAGTCCACAAAAGGACCACCACTAGGATCAAAAAACAATAAGTCTGTATAGTCGACTCTTTCTTCGTCAGAAACCTTGAAACCCATACGACAGTGCTCCGTAAAATTTCCAACCGTTTTAAACTCGTAGGTATTCTCGTTTATAGGGTGCCAAAAGTATTGATCTCCATAACGATTTGTGTAATAGGTACTACTTTGCATAATTTTATCTCTTTTATTAGTTATAAAAAAACCCT